GCAAAAATTCCTGATTCAGAAGTTATGAAATCTGAAGAAATTTAATTATCTTTATAATTAAAATGATTAAAATATGAGTATAACAGGAACAAAATTGCCTGATGAGATTACGCCTGTAACTATCAAGGCCCCTAGAGATTTAGTGATAGTATCTATACCCAAAATGGGTAAGAGTGCCATTCTTGGACATTTTACTACAAAGCACAACGCTATTGTATTAGATCTTGAAAAGGGAGGATATGAATATATTCCTTCCAGAAAACTTAGTACCTACACTTCTCAAGAGGATGATAGGTGGGATAGTTATCAGAATTATATTTCCTATCGTAAACTCTTACTTGATAATAAAGGTAAATATGATTATCTAATCATAGATGGTCTTACTGATTTGGATGATTTGTCTGAACTTGGTGCTACTCTTATGTATATGAATAGTATCATAGGAAAGAAGTTTAACAGAGTGAAAGGTATTCCTGATGGAGAAAAGCTTGAATATAATGATCCTGAATGGAAATCCGTTCTTACCCTTCCTGATGGTGCAGGATATCAGTATACAAGAAGGTGGTTCTTGCAACAAGTAGAATTTTTCAGACAGATAAGCCCTTATAGGATATATGCTGGTCATGTTGCTGATAAGTACATCAAAGATGCTGGAGGTAAAGAAGAAGTGGTAGGCAGTGAGATTGCTCTGACAGGAAAACTTAAAACCATATTTGCTTCTAAGGTAACCGCTCTTGCTAAACTTGTAGCTGATGGCAATGAAAGATATCTGAATTTTGATGTAATTAATGACAGTATTGTTGCTGGAAGTAGGAATCCTATATTAAAAGGTAGAATTCTTATATCAAAAGTAAATGATGATAATGAGATAGAAACTTATTGGGAAACAATTTATAGTTAATGTTCTGTATATATGTATTTTCAGATGAGGATTGGTTTCCTATATATGTAGGAAAGGCTAAGAATCTTGATTTAAGAGTAAAACAACACTTGAATAGAGATAGATTCAGATATGATACTTGGTTCTATAGGTGGTTAAATAAGCAAATTAGAGAAGATAGACAGTTCTTCATAGATGTATTAGAAGAAGTAAATCAAGATAATTGGCAAGAGAAAGAGAGATATTGGATAAAGCATATTAAGGAAAATGGGTTTAATCTGAAGAACATGACAGATGGTGGAGATGGAAATAACAATCAGATATTTTCAGAAGAATGTCAGAAGATAAAAAGTATCAAATTGAGAGGGGTTCCTCGTCCTAAAGATGTAAGAGAACGAATTAGTAAATCTCATAAGGGTAAGATAGTCTCTGAAGAAACTAAAAGAAAATTATCTGAAATTAATAAAGGAAAACCTTGTTTAGAAACAACTAAAATTAAATTTTCTAAGACAGTGTTACAATATGATATGAATGAAAATCTTATACAATCATTTAAGTCTCTTACAGAAGCTGCTTTATCTATTGATTGTAGAAAATCATCATTAAGTAATGCGATTAAGAGAAATAAAATAGGAACATTTAAAGGTTTTATTTGGAGATATAAATGAATATTATAATTAAAAAAGTAAAGAATCATGGCAATTGGTGGAAAACAAAGAGAAGAAAGAAACTTTGAACAGCCCAAGTATGTTGGCTTAGTAGAGGTGAGAGTGATTGGTATTAATCCTACGGCGGAAGAGTTCGAGGCTTTGTTAGGCTGGGCTCCCAAAGAGGACAGTAAACAATTGGAATATCTTGGCGAGAGCAAAGATGGAAACACATCTCTCCGCGTTGATGTTTGGATGGAAGAAGTCAAGAAAAGGAAGCGGGATGATGAAACTGAAGTGAATGAAAAATTCAAGGTGAGCTTCTACCTGGAAGACAAGGAAAGGGAGAATAAGGACAATACGAGGAAGCAATATATTAATAACGTGGGAGATTGTTCGTGGGCTTCCGATCCTGATGATCTTCCTGATTGGTTTAAGGAAAGGACTTATCGTGTTGCCTATAGTGGTGAAGAGGAGTTGTATAAATTCCTTCGCACTTGGTTAAGCAAGCTTGATTATCGTAATGCTGAAACTGTGCTTGAATTGGAATGGAAAAAGCTCATGCGAGGCAATGTGAGAGAACTCAGGGAACAGATTAACGGAGAATGGGCTGCCAACGTTGTTGTTCTTGCTACCGTAGAGACTGTTGAAAAGGAAAGTGGAGTAGGTGAGTATCAGAGGATATATAACAGTGCTTTCCTGTCTCCCTATAGCCTTAAGTTCTTCAGGGCAATTGATTATATGAATCCTGAAGTGCAGGCTGGCCTTCTTGCGAAGAAGAGCACTAAACCTCATGAGAAGTTTGTGATGAAGGTGACGCATCCTGAATATGGATGTAAAGATTTTTATACGCTGAGGGACATTGAATTGTATGACTCTGCAAAAAACATGGCTGCATCGACAAAAGTCATCGCTGAAGATGACGGTTCTTACTAGTTAGTTGTTAATCAGAGCCCTCCTTGTTTAAGGGAGGGCTCTTTTATTTTACTTATGATAAAGGGAGTTAAAAAGTCAGAATTGACACCAGCTACTATTCTTCAGCGGATATCAGAATTCGATGTGTTTCGTTATTACATGGGTCATAGGAAATGGGAATTGAATAAAGCCACTAACAGTCCTTTTCATGTAGACGATAATCCTAGCTTCCTTATAGGTAATAAGAATGGATATCTTTATTACATAGACTTTGCTGATACTGACAAGAGAGGAGATTGCTTTGACTTCGTTAAAGACTTGTTCTATCTTTCTTCTTTACATGATGCATTGTTGATGGTGGATAGGGACTTTGGACTTGGTATTGTATCAGACCACAATCTGGGAGAATACAAAAAAATAAAGGCTGAATACAAACAGCCTGAGGAATTGCTGGGAAAGAGGTATTCCTATATACAGGTAGTGACAAGAAAGTTCACAAGAGAGGAGCTAGATTATTGGAACGACTACTATCAAGACATTGAGGATTTAAGAAGAGAGAACATCTATTCCATAGCCAAGGTATATCTGAACAGGAAGCTGTTCTCAATAAAGGAAACTGAAATGAGGTTTGGATACTATTATGACGGTCATTGGAAAATTTATCGTCCTTACGGGGATAAGAAGACCAAGTGGGTTCCTAATAATGTTCCTATCACCACATTGGAGGGAATAGACAACCTGGATAAGGAAAAACCATGCTTCATCAACAAGTCGAAGAAGGATTTTATGGTAATAAAGAAAATCTACCCTTATTCTTGTGCAGTGCAGAATGAAGGTATTGCTTGTTTCTCCGAAGAGAATGTAACTACTCTCAAAGAGCGCTCAAGCAGTCAAATACTTTCATTTGACAGTGATATTACAGGGGTAGCTAACTCTCAGCAGATAACTCAGCTGTTTGGATTTGGCTATTGCAATGTACCAAGACAGTATCTGTCTGAAGGAATAAAGGACTGGGCAGATTTATGTCGTTTATATGGTTTGGAAGTGATAATTAATTATCTAAAAGAAAAAGGAATATTATGAATATGAACAGACATGTCTGGGAAGGATGGACTCCTCAGAATTTTGTGGATGAACTTTCTCCAACTTTTGATATGATACAGAGAGGAGAAAGTTGGAGAAAACTTTTTAAGGATGAGAAAGAACTAAAGGAATGGCTTAAAGACCAACAACCGTATTACAAGAAGCATATACCAGAAGTATTTAATTATTTTAAAAAACTACTAAAATGAAATTCGATAGGTACAGAGAAAACTTACAGGTAATTGATGATAAAGTGTATTCATATGATACACATGTTGCAACTATAGACAGAGGTGAGTTGAAGATACACGGATGGTGGTCTATGACTACCTCAAAACATGTGAATTATGTAGCCAAGCAATTAGGCCTTAGGAAAGTATTCATTAACAAAAACTAATAAAATGAACAAGTTAGAGAATGAAGATCAAAAAGAGAAATTCTTTGCAGAATTGGAAGATAAAATGAAAGAACTGATATCTATTGGTTCTGATGTCATGCGTCTGATTAGAATTTGCTCTGGTAAGGATGCTGCGGATCAGCTTGATAATTCTTCCATGCAAATAAAAGATGATAAAGAAAATTTGAAGAAGCTGAAAAAAGAAGCAAGATTTGAGAAAGCGAAAGCTGACCCCTATTTCGGTTTAGGAAGTAAGACTAAACTATTCATAGCTGAATTGTCAGAGAAGTCGAAAAAGGGGGTAGTGTACATTTACAGTGCACTGTGCCAGCATACGGCAGTAAAATACGGTATAGTGAAAAGTAATGGTTCTGTTAATAACAGCCAGATAGGACATCTCTTGGAGAACCTTGAACAGAAAGGTCACTGTACCATAGGTTACGCGGGTAAAAGAAAAGCATGGTTTAAATTTAACTTTGAAGGGTAATGAAAGTAAAAAAGGAGTATTATGATTCGACGAGAAGTGAGCTGATTTCAGTTTCACTTCCTGAGGAAACAAGGACTTATAAGCCCATAACTCACGAACAAGTGATGGATCTTACGCTTGAGAGCATTTATCAGGCAGGTCTGACTGTGGAAAGGGAGGAATATAGGTCAGGAAGGGAAGGCAATGTTGCAACTGGAAGCTATTACATATCTACAGGAGGAGACAGCGAAATGCAGCTCAAGATTGTATGGCAGAACAGTTATGACAGAAGTCGCCCCCTTATCTTCGGAATTGGTGCAAATGTAATAGTGTGCACCAATATGATGATGGCATTTCGAGCTATCAACTCTTTCAAGAAAAAGCACACTGGAGAGATACAAACCTTCGCCCCAGGCATCATTCCTGAATACATCAAGGGAGCAGGAGAAGTTTTCCTTGGACTTCAGAAAGACAGGGAGGTTATGAAACAAATCCCTGTAGACAGGAAAATGACAGCCGAGATTCTCGGGAGGTTGTATCTTGAAAAGGAGATTGTCGAAGCCACTCAATTGAATATCATCAGGAGAGAGCTCGACAAACCTACTCACAAGTACAACAGCCCGGGCAGTCTTTGGGAGCTCTATCAGTTTACTACTTTCGCCATAGGAGGAATTCATCCTTCCAGATGGCTTAGCGATCATGTAGAAGCACATGAATTCTTTTCTGAGATAGCTGGTCTATGGACAAGCGAGGCAGAGATTGTTCAGCCTACCATTGTGATTCCTGACACTCAATTAAGTCTATTCGACGATGATATGGGAAAACTTTAAAGACTATTTTCATGAAAGCTGGCATAGGAAAATGCGACCTTTCATAGAGAGCGAGGAATGCGACAGGATTTATGCGTTTCTAAAGAAGGAAGGGAGAAGGGGCAAGAAGATTGCCCCTCTTTCTTTTGACACATGGAGATGTTTTAAAGAGACTTCCTACGATGAGCTCAAGGTAGCTATATTTGGACTATCTCCCTACCATACGTTCAGAAAAGGCTTGCCTGTGGCCGATGGGCTGCTGATGAGTTGTGTCAATGGAGGAAAATTACAGCCCTCCCTTGAAAAGTTCTATGAGGCTATAGAGAGGGAATTGTATGACGGATTGCATCTGACATATGAAAAGACTCTCGACACCTCATACCTTGCCAGGCAAGGAGTATTGATGGGTAATATATCGCTTACATGCGAAATGAACAAAGCTGGTTCCCACATTGCATTATGGGAGCCCTTTATGAAGTATCTTCTTGAGGAAGTGCTCTTTGGAACAGGAGTGCCGATAGTGTTCTTGGGTAAAGAGGCTGGAAAGTATGAGAAATACGTTCCTCCCTTTACTTGGCATTTCACTGTCAGTCATCCTGCAAATGCATCATATATGAATGTGGATTGGGAGACGGACGGATTATTCAGGAAGATAAACAAGATATTGAGAGATAGTAACGGATATGAAATTCAATGGTTAAAAACAATTTAGGCTATGTTAATAGAAGTAAAAGATTTAAAGGTAGGAGATGAAATTATATTTCCAGTCAATTCATCACTCAGATATTTGAAAGTGACACGACCTCCTTTCTTCAATAAGAAGACAAACAGATGGTCAAACAGAGTATGGGGAACCACAAAAGTCAACGAAAGTACATATATGAGCTATCGTGGAAGATCTGTAACATATTATACTTATGAATGCACCCCCGACGGACATAACATTGAAAAGCCTTTTTCCATAGGTTATAGGAAAATGTGGTTGGTTAAAGACAAAAGCGGAAGATATGAAGATTTTATCAGGTGAAATAAGAAGGGGTGACTTTATCGTAGTAAGCTATCCATATAGTCATATTTTTGGCTTTTTTCTGAGGAAAGCCACTACAATTCACTATTACAAGTTATATAAGCTAACGCGATGGTTAGATTCAAAAAGTGAAAAACCTCCCACAGTGGATTACATGCCTTTGAGCAACTGGGAACGTTTTATTAAGTATGATATTAATTTGGTTACAGATACCAGAATAATAGCTATGTATATAAAGTCAATCGAAGCATTGAAAAAACTTAAAATTATTGAATAATGATAGTAAAAGAACAGAAGCAGTCTGAAGTACTCACAGAAGGAGTTATTCAGGAGTCAATAGCAATGAGCCTTGATTTGGAATCAGCACCATTTCTTATGCAGATGTTGAGTAAGAATCTGTATTCAGATGATGTGGGTTCAACCATCAGGGAAACAGTTAGTAATGCACTTGATTCGCATAGAAGAGCGGGTATAACAAAGCCCATAGTGGTGGGTTTGCAACCTCATTCTGATCAGTCTTATGAATTTACAGTAGAGGATTTCGGCACAGGTTTGGATGATAAGGATGTAAAACATATAATCAGCAAGTACGGAAAATCTACTAAAAGAACGATAGACAATGAGTTAGGCATGATGGGTC